CTGTTCTTTTATCTACCAGTGCTCCTTGCGCTACTTTAAATCAGTGGTATCATGTCGCATTTGTTAGAGAAAGCAATAATAACATAAGCGCATACGTTAATGGTGTATTAGTAGCTGGTCCAACTTCGGTTGAAGGGCATTTAACATATGCTCCTACTGGAAGAGCTTTTATAGGTACCCAATCATACAGTGCAGGTGCCGTCGACAGAAGTTTTGAAGGTTATATGACTGATGTAAGAATAGTAACAGACGCAGTCTATACTACTGCATTTACACCGCCAACAGCTCCATTGACAGCTATTACGAATACTGAATTACTTACATGTACAAATAAAAATGATATTTGGGATGCTGGTAACGGTGATTTATTAACTAAAGTTGGTAATACAACTGCAAGTAATACACAAAGAAAATTTGCAACATCTTCTGCTGTATATTTTGATGGATCCGGAGATGAGATTACAACATCTACGAGTAAATCGTTTAATTATGGAACTGAGGACTTTACTTGGGAAGCCTGGGTTTATGTAAGCTCACAAGGTACATATGATTATGTTTTCTCTCAGCACACGCTAGCTGCTGGATTAGGTCTCTATTTCCAAGGCGGTGTGTGGAAACTTTATCATGCAAATGCTGTTCAGATTACCACAAGCACTTCAGTTTCAAACAACACTTGGTATCATGTCGCATTAGCAAGAGAAAGTGGCACAGTAAGATTGTTTGTTGATGGTACATTAGCTGGAAGTGCTACAATTACTGCTAGTATTCCATCTGGAACTACATATGGTATTACTCTTGGTAGATGGACAGAAGTTGCTGACAGTCAATATTTCCATGGATACATGCAAGATGTTAGAATCACAAAAGGTCTAGCAAGATACACTGCAACATTTACTCCACCAACCGCAGAATTTGATGGATAAAAAAAGGAGGCTTAAGCCTCCTTTTTCTAACGCTACAATGGCATATTAGTCAGCCGCTAGCGACTTAAAGTAATCTTCTAGATCATCATCATCTGTTGACGAACTAGTAGAAGATTTATCAAAAACTGCACTAAACTCTTCTTGAGTGTCAGTTGTCTCAGCAGTAGGTACTGATACTTGACGAGGTTGATCCTGCTCTTCTACACCTGCACCAATTGTTGACATTAACTTAGCATTTAGTTCATCATAAGATTTAAATGTAGATGGATCTACAAACTCATGCACATCGTGTTGTGCATTGAACACCGATTCAAGCTTACTTTCATCTTCTGACAAAGGTGAAGCTTTCTCAAATTCAGATGAATCGTAGTTCCAGTAACCAGATACAATCTTGATCTTAATACGGAAGTTAGCGCCTTCAATTAAGTCAAATGGGTTTACAGCTTCCTCATCTGCAAACTCAGGTTGCATAGAAGCCATAATCTTATCAAAGATTTTTTGCCCAAACTGGTAAATCATTACTTTACCTTCATTAGAAGGATTAGCAGGATCTTTTAGAACCATTACATTAGTGTAATAAGAAGTACGACGTTTTTGTTTACGTGCTACATCTTTATTTGATTCAATACCTGAATTCCACAGTTTAGAGTTATACTCAGATACAGGGTCTTGTTGACCAATAGTAGTAAGTGATTTTTCAATGTACCACTTACCTGTTGGTCCTTGAAAACCATGAGAGTATACACGCACCCACGGTGTTTTATTAATATCTTGACCTGGTAAAAAACGAACTACAGCATAACCTGTGTTATCTTTACCCATTTTAGGTTTCCAGATACGATCATCATCACCCGGACGGTTTTCAGTATTAACTTCTTTTTTGAGAGTATCCGTCATAGTAGCAAATGCGTCTTGACGGTTTTTTAGATAATCTTGAAATGACATATTCTATTCTCCTGTTTCGATGTTTCGTCGTTTCGTTAAAGTAAGACATTGCGCGCAATGTCTATAATATTTATAAAGTTATTTTGAAGTTTTTTCTTAACAAAAGGTTTATACTTTTTAACTTTATTAATATATTCAGGCCATACAAAAGGTACTGTAACCGTTTGCTCATGTTTTTGTATGTATGGGAAAATATCATCTAAAACACATATCGTCTCTAAAGAAATTGATCCGTTAATACAGCTTTTGTGAATAAGAGGTATCTTATCAGGTTGACTTGAAATCATAACTGCTGGATTGTTAATTTTAATATATTGTAAATTTTCTTTAAAATTAACAGGAAACATTCTATATTTAGCTCTATATTCTTCCATTTTAGATTTAGACATATTTCTAATCCATTCTTTAGAGTTATCTAAAAAATGAGCTACAAAAAAATCTTCTCTATCTTCTTTACGAATTATTTTAGTAAGTTTTTCAAAGCTAAACATATCTGATCGAGATGAATAAGCATCTTTTGAAGCTTTAACTTTTCCATTATATAAGAAATAATCGTAATTAGTACTAAAATGCCTTTGCAAAGCTAAGTACATAATATAAACTTCATACCCTTCTTTTGTCATGCTACCCTAGGATTTTTATATTTAAGCATATTAAGTTCCATCGCATCTAATTCAATTTTTTCTTTAATCACTTTTGGAAGAGCTTTCTTTACAGATTCAAACTCAATATTAAATTTTTCACAAATTTCTACAGTACACTCTATATAATTTAATTCTGGAGAATGTTTCTTAAGACTTTCAATTTCATTAGAAAGATTTTTTATTCTTTTTGAAATTTCACTATCAGTATTAAACATTATTGTTCAAACCCCGTTTGTGGAAAATGCTTATCTAGTGTTCTTGTTGCTAACGTAGTTAAGTATTGATCTATAATATGTTCGTTTTTATCTTGGTAGTAATCGCGTACCATTTCTAAAATTTTTTGTTTATCTTTATCTGCTAATTCACTTGTTTCTATAAAAGTAGCAATATCAGTAGCAGCGTTAGCAATATCAGATGGTTTGAGAAGATTCATACTGCTTTATCCTTTCTTTTAACTGTTCAGTCCAATTAATAATATCTTTGCCCTTAACAAAACACTCTTGTACAGAACCGTCTTGAACAGAAATTAATACTAATATCTGTTTTGGTAACATACCAGTCAACTCATAGAACGATGTAAAGTAAAAACATCCTTGCATGTAATAGTCTTGTAAATAAGACTCTCGCTTAACAGACTTTGATGTCTTAAAGTCAATAATTGTGAGTTCTCCGTCATAATCTGCAACGCAATCAACAGTTCCGGCGACATGTAATTTATGAGAGAACAATCCTGATTCAAGTGCTCGAACATTATCAATCCTGTCTAAGTAAGGTCGAATTCCCCTAAACAATAACTCACCAGAAGTAGAACCAAGATCATCCAAAGTTTCATTGAGCAAGTAATTCTCACAAAGTTTATGCATTGACGTTCCACGTGTTGTTGCAGCTTTTGTAACTTTATTTGCATGCTCTTCTCCCACTCTTTTACGCCACTCTTTAAGCGCAGTAAGATCTTTAGTTTTTCCAAGGACAGTTGTAATCGAAGGATATTTAGTTTCCTTATTAATTGCATAACGCCTACCTTCCTCAGTATTAATTTGTTTAAGTTTAGGTAGATCTACCCATCTGTGATTGAACTTTCTTAACATCATCTATATCAATAGTAGCATCTTTTAATTCAAACATATAATCTAATAATACATTTTCTAAGATACTTCTTAATCCTCTCGCGCCAGTTTTTTGTTGTTTAGCTAATTTAGCAATTTCATAAAGTGATTCATCTTTAAACTCAAGTGTATTCTCTGAAAAACTAAATAATTCTTTATACTGGTATATTAAATTATTATCTACTTTTGAAAGAATATTTACTAAATCTTCTTCAGTTAATTCATCTAATACACCTATTAAAGGTATCCTACCTAATATTTCTGGTATAAAACCAAACTGTTCTAAATCTTCAGGTTTAGCATTATGTAATAATCCCATATCAGAAGTTGTTTGATTTAATGATGCACCAAAACCAAAATTAGTAGTTGGACCAACTTTTAATCTTTTAGCAATAATCTCTTCTAAATCAATAAAAGCACCACCAACAATAATTAAAATATTTGAAGTATCAATTTGAAATTTTACTTTAGCGAAACCTGTAGCTCTCTCTACTTCAACTTTAGTACCTTCTACAAGTTTAAGTAATGCTTGTTGAACTGATTCACCACCAACATCTCTATTTTTACCAGGAATTTTTCTTTTAGCAATTTTATCAAACTCATCAATAAAAATAATACCTGTTCCTGCCGCATCATAGTTACCTTGAGCTGCATCTACTAGACCTTCTATAAGAGAATCGACGTCTTTACCTACGTAACCAGCAGCAGTTAAACTATTAGCATCTGCTACAAAACACGGTACTTTAAGAAATTCAGCTAATTTTTTAACTAAGTAAGTTTTACCAGAACCAGTAGGTCCTAATAACATAAGGTTAGTTTTGTCTAATTTTTTTTCATAATCAGATTCTTTAAAAATCATTAACCTTTTATAATGATTATGAGCTGTAACGGAAAGCATCTTTTTAGCTTTATTTTGACCTACTACAAATTTATCTAAATACTCATAAATTTCTTTAGGAGCAGGAAGATTAAATAATCCGTTTTGCACTTCCTCAAAAGATAATTCTACTTTATCTCTTACAGCAGCTAATTTTTTTTCAAAAAAAGCTTTTTCATCATTAGAAATAGTTTTCATCATATTAAGTGATCTACCGCTTTAGATAATGGATTTTTTTGTTTAAGTAAACGCATTCTATCTTTAAAACCTTCTGGTAACTTACCACTATCAATAGATGTACCAGATATAAACGATGGTGTACTTAAAGTTCTTTTAAGGTTAGGATTTTTTTTTGAAAAATTATCTAATTCAGAATAATTCATAAAATGAGATTCTATTTCACCTTGTTGATTTATAAAATTATAAGTAGGCATTAAAGTGAATTCTCCTCATTATCAAACAACTTTCTAACTAACATTTCATAAAATTCTTTAAATGACTCATAATCATCAAACATTTCTGGATCTGAATCCATCACGATTGACAACTTGTTCCATGCAACTCTTCCGGCTTCTATAACGTCCTTATTATCTTGCATTAATATCTCCTAAAAGTATTATAAAAAATGGAATAAATAATTTATGCCTAATACACTATTTAATAGATATAAAGACCTAGCTGCTAAAGCAGAGATCACTATGGGTACAGAAGAATCCATAGAATGGTTTAGAAATAGAATTCGAAAAGATAGAAAAATTCGAAATCATAATTCTGTAGCAGATAACTTTAAAAGAGAGCGGCCAGGCCCTGGTAAAATGATGACATATGTTTATGATCCTAAAACTAAAGATAAGCTTAAATATTATGACACACACCCTCTTATTATAATGTTAGAAGTAGCTGAGGGAGGATGGTATGGTGCTAATTTACATTATCTACCACCTAAACTTAGAGTAGAGATATTAGAAGCAGTTAGTTATAGAAAAACACCATTGAGAAATATAGCTAAAGCTTTAGAAAATAATAACATTACTAAAATTTGTTTAAAAAGATACTTAATAAGTCAAGTAAGATCCCAACCAGTTACTATTCCTAAAGAAGAATGGGAAATAGCAATACAATTACCTTTTGAAAATTTCTTAAAAGTAGCACAAAGAACTGTTTGGAGAGATGCTAGGAGAGTTAAATGAATATAGGTGAGATGAAATCAAAACTTACCACTCAGGGTATCGCTAGAGATAATAGATGGTTATGTAGAATATACCCACCTCCTGGTTTGTCTAATACAAATAAAACTATATCTAATCTTATTTCTAGAGGACCTTTAAAAGTAAATGTAAATTTACCAGGACTGGATAACTTAGATGCAGCAGCAGGTCAAATTAACCAAGTGTTAGATGTTGCTAATGGTGTAATAGGTACAAATTTACAACTACCAACTATCGGCGCGGTGTTATCTAATTTAAATGGTACATTAAGTTCTATTAATTTATTTTGCGCAAACGCGCAAATACCAGGAAGAGATATTTTTAGTACAGAATATAGAGATTATGGTGAGCCTAGACAAATAGGTATTAGACATCAACACAGTGATTTAACATTAGTGTATTATAGTTCTGAAGATTTAAGAGAAAGAGCATTTTTTGAAAATTGGCAAGATCTAATTTTTAATCCTAAAGCTAAACAGCATGCTTATTATAAAGAGTATGCAGGTAGAATGGAAGTTTCAAAATATGATCAAAGCTGGAGTAAAGAAACAGCAGAGTATAGGTTTAATGAAGTTTACCCAACAAATGTTGGTGTACAAGAATTACAATCAGATCAAGGCGACTTACTTAGACTAACAATGACGTTTAAGTATTATAATTATGAGAGGTTAAAATAATGAGTCAGCTAAAGAATATTAAAATTAATACTCCTACCTATAGAGAGATTATTCCTTCTACTAAAACAGAAGTAAGTATTTCTCCGTTTAAAGTAGGAGATGAAAAAATACTTTTAATTGCATCCGAATCTAAAGACCCTAAACAAATGATTGATAGTCTTAAAAAAGTTATTAGTAATTGTGTTAAAGGAGTAGAAATAGAAAATATGTCTGCATTTGATGTAGAGTATTTGTTTTTAAAAATAAGATCTATTTCCGTTGGTGAATCAGCAGATATTTTTTTAACATGTAAAGATTGTGAAACGGCTAATGAAGCTAAAATAGATCTTACTAAAATTGAAGTTAGAGGGCTTGATAGTTTTAAAACTAAAATAAAAATAACTGATGATTTAATGTTTTTAATGAAGACACCTGATATTGATAGTTACACTGGTATTGAAAGTACTGCAGAAGGTATCATACAGTTTATTGCTAAAAATGTTAATAAAGTTTTTTACGGGGAAGAAACTATTGATATTGGTATGAATGAAACTCAAGATGTTATAGATATTATTAATCAATTAACATCATCTCAATTTAAAGATTTACAAGATTACATTTCTGGTGTGCCTAAAGTAACTTATGAACTAGATTTTGAATGTAAACACTGTCAGTCTAAAAACGATGTAAAACTGGAGGGTCTTGCGGATTTTTTCTAATATGCCTCTCTCATATTGACTTAATTAGCTATTATAAGTTAATTTTTAATATGAAACAGCATCATAATTGGTCTATAAATGAAATAGAAAATATGATACCATGGGAGAGGGAAGTTTACGTTTCGTTACTTAAACAACATATTGAAGAAGAAAACGAAAAGATAAAAAAACAAAATGGCAGATAATCAAATCAAAACATTAGGTGAGATTAAAGATTCATTACAAAAAGCTAATGAAGAAGCTAAAAAAGCTAATGATTATTTAGAAAGAGCAGACAGAAAATTTACACCTGCTCAAATTGCTGCCATGTCTACAGGGCAACAAAGAGCTTTAACAGAAATTAAAACAGATGTTAGGGAAGAGCTTAACAAGCAAACAGATGCTATTACTAAATTAAATTTAGAAAAACAAATACAATCAGGATTTTTTACTAGTCTTAGTAAATTTTTAGGCGTAGATTTTGTTTCTGAAACTTTTAAAAGATTAGAAAAAGTAGGTCAAGGTTTTACTCAAATTAAAAAAGGTTTTAAAGATTTAGGTAAAGCCTTAGCATTAGATAAGCTAGGTAAAAAGGTAGGAGGTTTTTGGGATTTTCTTAAAAAATTATTTGCTGTTGGTCTTTCTACTATAGGTTTTATTAAATTTTTAGAGGGTTGGAATAAAGCTGAAGAAATATTTGGTAAGTCTGCTGGTTTTGGAGAAAGACTATCTGCTGCTCTAGCTAACGTTATAGGTTCATTTACAGGTTTAACTGATGGTGAAATAGAAATTTTAGCTAAAGATATAAATGTTACTGTTCAAGGTATATTTGCTTTCGTTAAAAAAGAATTTAATGGGCTTAGTGAATCAATAAAAGCAGCGTGGCCAAATATTAAACAAACTTTTGGTGGTTTTATAAAAATTCTTGAAGGTGATTTTATAGGTGGTATTACAGATATTACAGGAGGAGTTATAGGTGTTGGTACAGAACTTTTAAATTCTGAAAGTATGTTAGCTCAGGCTGTTGTAGTTCTAGCTGGCATAAAATTAGTAGGAGCTGCTATTTCTTTTGCTGGGGCTATTGGTCCTATTTTTACTGCTTTAAGTACTATTGGTTCAGGTATAGGAACTATATTTACAGCCTTAGGGGGTAAAGCAGCTTTTACAGCTGCTATGGCAGCTATAGGTCCTACATTAGGTTCGTTATTAATACCACTAGGATTAGCTTTAGCAGTTGTAGCGTTAATGAAGACATCTTTTGATGGTATTACTGCAGGTATGGAAGAATTTGATAAATCAGGAGATTTTTCTAAAGCTTTTTCTGTAGGTATTGGTGCTTTTGTAAAATCGTTACTTAATATTTTGAGTTTGGGTTTATTAAGTGATGAAACACTACAAAAAGTTCAAGACAATATAAGTAAATTTTTAGATCCAATATTTGAAGGAATAGCTGGTTTGTTTAAAAGTATATGGAGTTGGGTAAAAGACGCTTGGGATGACGTCACTTTTAATATTAAAGATTTTCTTGGTATGGAACTTACACAAGCGGAAAGACTTAAAAAAGCTGATAAAGATATTGCTGAAGCACAAGCTAATATATCAGAAAAAGAAGCAGCAGTTGGTAATTCTAAATCTGATTACACCAGAGATAAAAATCAAAGATATTTAGATGATGCTAGAGCAGAATTAGAAAAAGCTCAAAAAACTAAATTTGATTTAGCTAACCCTAATGTAATAGATAATAAAATACTTCAAAGCGGTGTTTCTACATATTATGATTATATGCAATCGTTGAGAGACAATAAAGAACTTACCGATGAACAAAGAATGAACGAGTTGAAGGAAGCTAACGAAGCAAGAAATAAAGGACAAAGTTTCCAGAATTTCCAGAATAGTCAGGTTACTCAAAATAATGCTATTATTCAGAAAATTAGACCACAAACAGATTTAAGTATAGCTAATTAAGATCTTCTTTTAGGCCTGTTAGGTTTTTTAATAGTAAGTGATTTCATCTTTGGTTTTTTACTATCTTTACTTTCTGACATAAGTACAGTCTTATCTGTCTCCCAAGATAATATACCCAACTCTTTTAGCTTATTCTCTGTCCAAACTTCAAACTTCATACCATTACGTCTACAAAATCTTTTAGCTGTAGACCATTTTTCTTGATTAATAGCATAAGTCATTATTTCTTTTAAATATTTTGGTGTTTGTCTACTAGGTGTTTTAGGTCTATGAATTTGAATTTCAGGCTTAACCTCAATTACTCTTACTACACCTGCACTATCTTTTATAATAAAATCAGGATAATATTTAGCTATACCACCTCTTACAGGATGTTCATACATTACAGATAATTCTTCAGAACCCCATTCTAAAATTTTAGGGTTTTCATCTAACCATCTCATAACATTTCTTTCCCATAAAGACCGGTAGATAACGTTTTCTCTATCTCCAATGTATTTTTCTGGGTGTTTGAAGGTAGTAAATTTTCCTTTATAAGCCATAATATCCTTATTAAATAGTGTACGAGGTATTTATATATGTCATTTGATTTTAAAAGTTTAAGTTTTCCGAGAAACGTAGGTACTGATGAAGTTCCTAACTATATTAGATTTGTACCAAAAATTATAAAATACGGAGGTACTAAATCTTTAAGACAAGGAACTAACGCTATTGGTGCACCATCTTTAGGTGGTTCTGCAAGCTCTATTAGACCTAGTTCGGTTTTTACAGGTTTAGGTGGTGTACAAGGTAATATTCAATCAGCTATAGATAATATTCAAGCTTTTGGGGACGGGGTAAATTCTACTATTGGTAATGTCACTTCTGCAGTTCAAAACGCTTCTAATCAATTTGCAAACAGCTCAGGTTCTTTTACTGATTTGGTAAGAGCAGGTGGTACTGTAATAAACAAAGTATTAGATGTAAAAGTAGATGATTTATTACAAGGTTTATTAGTAGGAAAAGATACACTTCAATCTGTAGGCAGTATTAATTTATATTTACCTCAAAATTTAGAAACTAATTCTTCTGTAGACTACGAAACCGCTGCTATTGGTGGCACCGGTGCAGCAGCTGCAGATGCTTCTAGAGCAGAAAGGTTAGATGCTTCAGCTTTAGCAGGTCAATTAATTCCTGGTGCTATTCAAGATCTTTTATCTTCAGGTAATAGAAGAGCTATACTTGGTATTGCTACTAACAGAGTTACTAATAATTTTTCATTTCAAGTTTTTAACAGTGTACTTCATAGACAGTTTGCCTATGAGTTTAGAATGATGGCAAAAGATGAAAATGAATCAAAAGCTATTAAAGAGATTTGTGATATGTTTTTGTTTTTTATGTTGCCTGCAAGAACAGTAGAAGGTAATATAGGACTTTATGAAGTTCCTTGTCAGTGGGAAATAAATTATTTACGTAAAGGTTCGCTGCTAGCATTTCACATGCAGCCAAAAAATTGTTTTTTGCAGAGTGTAGATGTAGGGTATGGAGGAGATGCAGGTAACTCTACTTATAATGACGGTGCGCCTATGGATGTAACTATTAGACTACAATTTATAGAAATTGAACCTTTATACAGAAAAGGTAATGCATTTACCAATACAGCAGATGGAGATAATGACCCTGTAGATTCACCAGCTCGTTTTACAGAAGATCCAAATGAAGTAGTTCAAGAAGGTGATTTTTAATGAGTTATTTTAGTCAATTTAATAAATTGAATTACACATTTCCTGATGGCTCAATTAGATTATTTAACAATTTATCTATAAGATTAAATTTATTAGATAGAGTTAAACGAGAAGATACAAGATTTGAATCTTATTACATTAAAGACGGTGACACACCTGATATTGTAAGTTATAAAATATATGATAGAGCTGATTATCATTGGTGTATTTTGCTCGCTAACAATATTTTTAACATTTATAAACAATGGCCTAAAACTAATTCTCAATTAGAAGAGTATATTATAGAAAAATATACTAAACAAAAAAATAAAAACGATTCTGATATAATTTTATCTAGAACCGCTTCTTTAGAATATGCAAACTTTAAAGGTAGCCCATCTAACGGTTATGAAGATTCTGATGGTGTTTATGGAGTTATATACCGGCCTAAACATTTTATAGATGATAATAATAATATTTACTCTTTTGATTCAGCTTTTGGTGAATCTACAGATGCGTTTGGAAGAACAATTATAAGACCTTCTCTTTATCCTGTATCCTACTATGAATTTGAATTTAAAGAAAATGAAAAAAATAGAACTATTTCATTACCAAGTAAAAATATGGTAGAACAAATGGAGAACGAATTAAGAAAAATACTTAAGGGTTAATTATGTCAGATCCTAGTTATCAATACTTTCCAGGTAGAATAAAGATATCTAATGTAATTATAAGCAACGGTACAGATACAGTTGATATTACAGAGTTGTTTAAAGAATTAAATCTTAATTCCAGCGTTAATAATATGACTGTTACTGCTGAGTTTGTTATATCTGACGCAGTTAATTTTTTTCATAATTTTAGACCTAATGCTGGTGATACAATTACAATAGAAATAGGTTATTTTGATTTTACAAAATATTTTAGTTTTAAAATTGTAGACGTTAGAAATATATCAGAGTTTCAAAGACAGAGAGCTTACGTTTTAAATTGTGTTTCACATTTTTATTATAACGGTATGTATAAAGATGTTTCTGGTGCTTTAAGGGGCACCACTTCTTCTATTGCTAGAAGTATTTTTGAAAGTAATAGTAACTTTGAAAAATCTAATATATGGGAAGAAAGTGTAGGAACAGAAAAAATAGTATTTCCAAAATGGAGTGTTAATGAGTCTATGAAATGGCTTGCTAGAAGATCAGCTTGGAAAAATGATAGTGTAAGAATGAAATTTTTCCAAGATTCCAATTTAAAGTATAATTTTATGCCAATAGAAAAAGCGATTGAAATATACAGTAATGAACCAGCTTTTAAATATGTTTACAATATAGTTGCAGGAACTAAAGGTAAAGATCAACTACCTAATTCCAAAGATACTTTATCTGCAGTCAAAGATATTACTTTTCATGATAAGCAGTTTAATATTGTTCAAGCATTAAATTCTGGTAAAATAGAAGGAGTAAGATTTGCTCCAGATATTGTTAAAAAAACCTACAATCCAATATCATATAATTATTTTGATCAGTTTAATCCAGACTTATATTTAAACAAACTGCCACAATTTAATAAATTTAATTTTGAAGGCGGAATTAATCAATATGATGTTAACACATCTTTTACTCAACCAGAAGTTAGTGATTTAAATAAAGTAAGTGATGCGAGTAATATAAAAAGAACAAGCATAGATCTAAGTCAAGCGATTGATATTGAAGTAGTAGGTAATTCTATCATAGATATAGGACAAGTAATTGAATTAGATATAAGTTCTCCAGAACCGGTATCAGAAAACAGAGATGGGAAAATTGATAAAAGATTTTCAGGTAAATATTATGTATATTCAAAAAGAGATGTTTTTAATGAAGACATCCAAAAAATAGGTTTAACTTTAGTTAAAGAATCACAGATAGGTTTTTAAAATGATTTATTCAGGCGAAATGGTATGGTTTATAGGAGTTGTAGAGGATAGGAAAGACCCTTTGCAAATAGGTAGAGCTAGAGTCAGATGTTTTGGTATTCATACAGAGGACAAAACTATTCTACCCACAGAAGATCTTCCTTGGGCGACAATGATGTTACCTTCTAATTCTGCAGGTTTTGGATCTATAGGTCAATCTGCAACAGGTATTGTTCAAGGTGCTTGGGTAGTTGGCTTTTTTACTGATGGTAAGAGTATGCAACAACCATTAATTATGGGTGTGTTGCCTTCTCAGCCATATGAAAACTCTGATAAAGGTTTTACTGACCCTGATGGTGTACATCCTTACAGTACAATATATG